GTGGTAGCAGGCGTGGTAGGTGCAGGTGCTGCTGGCGGTGCTGCTGCGCGATGCCGACGCGCGACTATCGCGGCGGCCTCGTTTTGCTCCGCCACTGTGAACTGTTTGCCAGTAGAACCGGCGCCGGCCGCTTCTTCAATCTTCTTCTTAGCATCGTTATATTCCTCAGGTGATATATCTTTCTGCTCACTCATGGTTTTAAGTAGGTTGAGAGCGATCTGGCTGTTGAGCCTAAGTTGCTTGGGGTACTTGTTGAGTTCCATTACCTGCAACGTGTCGGCCAAGACCTTGGCCCGCTGAATCTTCGGACTCGGTTCCTCCCGGAGGCTGGCGATAAATTCGCCTATTTTTTCGTAATCGCCACCGAATTTCTCGAACACCTTCCCCAAAAGAAAATCGCCGGCCAAAGCACCCGCCACAGTTGATCCAAGAAGTGCGACGAGGCCCACGCCAAACCCAAGCGCCGCGCCCGGAATCGCACCGATACCAAGACCGAGAACGGCGCCGGTGCCAGCACCGGCAACCGTCGATAGCGCCATAAGCTTCACGCCGAGGGCGAAGCCGAGAGCGCCGCCGATGGCTGATCCTATGTTTGAAATTATTATGTTCCCTACCTTTTCATTGTGTTGCTTCTGGTCTATCACATTTTTTTCCAATGCTTTGTCAGCCTCATTGATCTCATATGCTATAACGCCTAGGGTGAGCATGGTACTTATTCCCGGTAGTTTGGCGAAGGCCTTTAGTAACTTCATGCCCTTACCCTGCGACTTAGCAATATCGGCAAGACTCATAGACGGCCCGGCGCCGGCGCCACTCGGCGGCCGCGGACCGCCGCCCGCAGCCGTCACAGCCCTAGCTGCTCCGGGGTTGCCCTTAAGCAGCGCCTTCAGGGCTGCCCCACCAGGAACTAATCTTATCAACATTTTCCCTAGAGATGAAAGTGCCCGAGCGGCCATCTTTGCTATAAAATTCTTCACGCCGAGTAGTTTCTTAATTATATAATCTTTAGCCGCCTGAAAAGCATTCTTAAAAAATTTACCTATACTCTTACCAATTTCTTTTAGAGCGCCGGCGATTTTTGGAATAAGACCCGCTATAAATCTAACTAATCTCACAAATAAGTTCTTGACAGCAGTAACCATCCTCCATAAGCTTCTAAATATGCTTTTTATTTTATTTACCACACTCATGAATAATCGTTTTAGCCCATCCCATAGGCGCGTAATCATTCCGATTATGTTCTTAAATATTCTAACCAGCGGAGCAATAAAGTATTTCATTGCTAGGCCTGATAAGAGTCCTGCAAGAAAACCAAGATTTAAGGGCTTGTCTTTTTCAGGCGCACCTTCTTCGACTGGCGGTCCTGATGGTGAAGGAGGAGGAGCAATAGGTTTACTTAATTGCAATTTACCTAGAAGATCAATGATCGTATCGAGTTTTCGAAATACGACGATCTTGAAATTTTTGAAACTTTCAAGTGATGTTGCCGACTGTACCGGGCTGCCACCGGACGAAGAATCGGCAGAGCTTTCTTTTTCCTTTTTGCTCAGATTGAATCCGCGTGCCAGGCCTCGGGCCAGCCGATATCCTTTTGATATCGCCTGATACCCCATATCGCCAGAGCCTATATTGCCGACGAATCTACTCCTAGCGCCCGATAGCGACCGACGAAGCATTCGACCTGGGTCTATTCTCTTGGTAAAATTCATAGAACTTCCACGGCCAGACTTTCCCGTGGACCTCTTGCTCCCGCTCATCATTTTACCTAGACTTAATATCGCCATATGTTCTACTCTTACCTGCGATAAAACACATCTTAAGTCACTTAATGCATGATATATCGTGTCATATCAATATGATTTCATCTATTTATGATAAAATTCATGGTTATTGACGCTGAGCCGCTTCTTCTTTCTTCTTCTCTAGGTATGCAAGAAGCATATTGACATATAGCTCACGTTCCCACGGTATAAGATTTTCTACTTCAGATAAACTCCATTTATGATATTGCATCAATGAAAAATTCATTTCATAGTAGTTTTTTAGCGTGTTATGAGCGCACGCCATTAAAAAAACTCAGCAACTCCATCAAATGTTACCTTGTCGACCTGATGGCATCCGCCACATGTGTATTCAATCTCATGGCTTAATTTTGGCATTGTCTCGAAGAACTTGGTGATTCGTTCATACTGACCAGTGTTCATCGATTCAATAAATTCTATACTTTCTTCCAATGTGTCTGGAGGAAAGACATTTTCAGCATCATAGACATACTCAATGCATGAAGCCATGAGAGCAAGTTCATTCTTTTCATTGTTGGTCAATTGTCGAATGCTATCGATAGTCGGGTATTTCATCTTTAGGCCAAGCTTGTCATCGATCATGAATTTATCGATATGAAGCTCATTGCGCTTCACCTCTACCTCATCGATCTTGATTGTCACTTCTGTCGCATGATCGCACTTGACACCTTCGCGATTTGAACCTCCACGATGGCGATATGTAAACTTGACTTCTTCGCCCACTGACTTGGCGCGCAGATTTAGAAACAGATATTCGACATCGAAATAGGGTAGCTTCGATACATCGACATCTTCTACACATGCGCTAATCGCATCCTTGATGGATCGAATGATGGAATCCTGATCTTCTGATTCTACTGCAATAAGAAGAGCTTTTTCTTCTTTCACTAGAAATGGGCGAAATGTTACTTCTTTTCCCGTTGAGGGAATCTTGATTGCAAACTTAGGCGTAAGAATTTTCGGTAGCGGCATAATATAACTCCATTATAAATTAGAAAGGAAATATCGTCTTTTGAGCAACTATCGTATTTCTACCACCAGCTAATAGTTGAGAACCTGTCGCTGAAAATGCGCCGCCTAGCCCCTGACTCTTTATCAATGAAAACGCTGGCGCAAATCGATTGAGCGTACTAATTCCTCCTCGCACCATATTAGATATGCTACCATCGGGACGAGCATCAGGAAACTTAACATGTTCTTCTTCAAAATATCGATACGAAAATTGTATTGTTAATTTGCCATAGCTATCGTCACCCCATGATAGAGGAACGTCAGCTATATTAAGAGGAAATGGCTCTTTTAGCGAAACCCGATATGCGAAATCTATTTCACGTTCCTGCTGCGTTCCAAAGATATTCAATCCAAATGGGTTAGTAAGAATACTGGTATCATATCCAACGGCCTGAGCTATACCGCTCAATTCGCCAAATAATGATCTAGGGCTACTACGTACGGATTGCATAGATGGCGATGTACCGTATGTATGAATTTCAATTGATGCGCCCTTTGTTCCAGTATCATAGTAACCAACATCAAATGGAGCATGTTGTACGACTGGCTGCCCGCCCACACCCATCGTTCGGCTTGGCCCTAGCACCGAATCCTGCCATCGCATGAAAAACTCGCGCTCGCGCATGTCCTCGCTTAAAATTACGGTAAGCGATAAGTCTTGAGACAGATATCCATAGGGTATCTTGCGTGTCGGGCCGTAGTATCTCTGATCATGAGTCAGTACATTGCGCGTCGGTAAAGAAGCGGATTCAATTCTAAGAGAAAGAGTTCTAGGAATAGATGCTGTGTTATCCATTCTCAACGCCGTCGGTGGCGTTATGATGACCATGAAATAGGCCGGCTTCGCAAAGCCCGTTTCGTGCATATTGGCTACGAAGTTTTTTAGATTGAATTTATTACCACTCATCGAATCACTCCGTTATTAGTCGATTTGAAGAATGTGTCATTAATAGATTCTTTCATTGCTTTCTTTATATACAATATTTCTATCAGCCTTCGCAAATCTATCCAACGGAAGCATTATAGCCATGTTCCATTCTGTAGGGTCGATGCGAAAGAATCTCGACCGAAGATGCGAAAATAGATATTGTTTCACACAGGGGCGAAAGTATTTTAATTTAGACACTCCATTAAGTATATTATATGATATTCGTATCTTTGTATTCTCGTCAAGCGTGTCACTTGTGGTATAGTCATATAACGCATCCATAAGACGCGCTCGAAGTCTGGGTGGAATATAATGTAGATTCAGGCCGTAGAACCCAGGGCCCGATCCAGCTTTGCCCGACACTACACTTGGTCTGAATGGAATTATCAGAGGAAATCTATCATAATATGGCAGAGTCTCCTTAGTCTTTGGGTCATATGAAAATAGATACATATTACCCAGCATCGGATATGGTTCATATCTAGTTCTATCGGACTTCAATAGAGTTTGTGGCGAGCTTGATGTCTTCAGGGCTTGATTGCGAAACCAAGTTGATGAAGCCTTCTCCATGGAAGGCAAAATACCTGATTTCTCACCTTTTGCGAGAATTGGTTCAAAGATATAAGCGGCCATATGTACCTATGCGTATAATGTAACTAGCTATTTATCACTTCTTTCCGAACAATTCTCGTTCTGTAATCACTATAAACTTCCATCCACGATCATTACAATATTCAGTGGCCGCTTGCCATTTGGCATTATTGACGCCATATGTCATGACTTCGTTAATATATTTTCTTGTTACGGGCTGACTTGTCTTTCGAACTGTCGGAATCTTTGTCTGCGCCGCTGGCTTTATCTCTATCATATGAATCGTCGTGGGGTTTGAATCGCGCTTGATCTTGACAATGAAATCTGGAAAGTATCTGTGGACTCTACCGTCCAGAGGAGATACATAGGGTATAGCCAATTCTTCGCTTGACCATTGTACGATACTGGAATTTTCATCGAGATAGCGCATGACGCGAAATTCCCACGATGATCTATAGATGATATTTGTGGGATTACCGTTATACTTACTGGGGTTATGAGGAACGAATCTCCCTCTATAATATTTCATAATTGTATATAGCATGATAAATAGAATATAAGGAGAATATATACATGTCGAAGTCCACAATCCCTAATAATGCTAGCATAGGACCGATAATGTATCGGCATAAGCATTAAATGTTTGGTGACGCCTCTGATCCCGCTACTGCCATAGAAAGCGGCAAAAATGCCATCGCATCGCAGATAGGGCAGATGGGTCCGTTAGCTAAGTTATTCGCGTTCAGCGGTAAAGAAAATCTGTCATTTCCTGAGGAACTTCAGCAGATCGATCATTGGGTGACATTTACGGCAATGGAGACACTTCAGGCTATTAGGACAGAATCTTCTAAATCCAAGGCAATGTCGTCAATTACACTTCCTCTACCTGCTGGATTACAAACTGCTTACAACATAAGTTATAGCGAGACTTCATTGGGGGCTCTGGGTCGAGAATTTATGGATGCACTTGGTACTGGGGCGGAGGCGGAGAAGGCGCGAGGCCTGCTCGGTGGCGCGGCTGGGGCGATGGCGCTAGGCGCCGGCGCCGGAGCGGGGATAGCCGCACTGACAGGCAGCGGTATAATGGGTGGCGCGCTCACAGG